GGTTACCGTAAGAGAACAAGATTTCACATCTATTGTTCCAGCGGTTGCAACCTCAGCTGGTGCATTTGCAGGTGCGTTCCAGTGGGGTCCAATTGAGGATCCTGTAACAATCACATCAGAGAATGAGTTGGTTTCTCGTTTCGGTAAACCAGAAGATACACATTATGCATCATTCTTTACTGCTGCAAACTTCCTGTCTTACACAAACAACCTTCTCGTTGTTCGTGCTGATAGTGACGACGCAGTAAACGCAGTTTCATCTGGAACTGCTATTAAGATTAAAAATCTTGATGACTATACAACAAACTACGCTAGTGGTGCTGGTTCTGTTGGAGAATTTGCTGCTAAGTGGGCAGGTTCTATCGGAAACTCGCTAAAAGTAGGACTCTGCGATGCAGCAAACTACAGCGGATGGGCGTATGAAGCTGAATTCGATGGTGCTCCAGGAACTTCTGCTTATGTTGCAGCTGCTGGTGGTTCTGGCGACCAAATTCACATCATCGTTATTGATGAAGATGGTCTGTTCACTGGTACTGCTGGTGCTGTTCTAGAAAAGTTTGCTTATGTCTCTGTTGCTAGCGATGCTAAAAAATCAGACGGAACAAACAACTACTATAAAGATGTAATTAACTCAAATTCTCGTTACATCTGGTGGATGGATCATCCAACTACTGCTGAAGATGAAGATCTTGCTTGGGGTGCGGTTGCTGCTACTGGAACATATCATACTCTTAGTGCAGAGATTGCACGGTCTCTTGTTGATGGTGTTGACGATACTCCAACAGCTGGACAAACTCAGACAGCTTATAGAATCTTTGATAACGCAGAACTTTATGACATTTCGTTGATCATGATGGGTAAAGCAACTGCAGCTACAGCAACTGATGTTGTTAACAATGTTGCTGAAACTCGTTTGGATTGTGTCGTTTTCGTTTCTCCAGAAGATAACTCTACTGGAGCGATTATTACTGACGCAACTTCAACTCCTGCGACAGCAATCTCAACATACCGCAATGCTCTGCCATCTTCATCTTACATGGTTGTAGACAGCGGATTCAAGTATCAGTACGATCGTTACAACGACAAATATCGCTATGTTCCTCTGAACGGTGATGTTGCTGGTCTGTGTGCACGGACTGATTACACTGATGACGCATGGTTCTCTCCTGCTGGATACAATCGTGGTCAGGTTAAAAATGTTGTTAAGTTGGCATACAACCCTAACAAGACTGCTAGAGATACGCTTTATAAAATTGGTGTTAACCCAGTAGTAACATTCCCTGGACAGGGCACTGTTCTGTTCGGTGACAAGACTGGATTATCTTCACCTAGCGCATTTGATCGCATCAATGTTCGTAGACTCTTTATCGTTCTTGAGAAGGCAATTGCTACAGCTGCTAAATTCCAGCTGTTTGAATTCAACGATGCCTTCACTCGTGCACAGTTTAAGAACCTAGTTGAGCCATTCTTGCGTGATGTTCAAGGTCGTCGTGGTATCACTGAATTCCGTGTTGTTTGTGACGAATCAAACAATACTGGCGAAATCATTGATCGTAACGAATTTGCTTGCGACATCTATATTAAGCCAGCACGCTCAATTAACTTCATTACCCTTACATTCATTGCTGCTCGCTCTAGTGTAAACTTTGAAGAAATCGGTGCATAATAGGGAATAAATAGAAGAGAACAATTAGGAGAATCTAATGGCTAATATTTCTGACTTCAAGGCACAAATGATTGGTGGCGGTGCACGCCCTAATCAGTTCCGTGTCGAACTTGCATTCCCTGAATATGTGACAGCAGGGGTTGTGGCTGGTCAACAGGCACAATTCCTCTGCAAAGCAGCACAGCTTCCTGGATCAACTATTGATACAGTTCCGATCCAGTATCGTGGTCGTGCTATTAACTTTGCTGGTGAGCGCACATTCGCTCCATGGTCAATTCAGGTTTATAATGATACAAACTTCAACATCCGTAATGCAATGGAACAGTGGCAAGCTGGTATTCAAAACTATGGAACTACACAAGGTCGTGTAAATCCTCGTGATTATCAGGTTGATATGGCTGTTCACCAATTGGATAGAAACGGTGCTACAGTAAAATCTTACAGATTTGTAGATGCGTTCCCTACCGTACTTGGACCAGTCGCTCTTGATTACGATGCTGTGAACACACTCGAAATCTTCGATGTGGAATTCGTATTTAACTACTTTACTAGCAATACCACTGAAGGTGCTGCTGGCGTTGGAGTTAATATTTCAATTGATACACCGATTGGTACCTTCCCTCTACCTATCTAAATAATAGGGAAGGAAGGGGAACAATATAATGCAATTATTTGGTTTTGAAATTACAAGAAAAGATGCCAAGTCAGTTCCAAGTGTAGTACCTCCTGGAACTGATGACGGCTCACTTGTAACTGTAGGAAATGCAGGCGCATATTACTCTCAAGTGATGGATCTTGAGGGTGTCCTAAAAACAGAAAATGATCTTATTCGTCGTTATCGTGAAGTAGCCCAGTATCCTGATTGTGATTCAGCAATCGAGGATATTATCAATGAAGCTATTGTTACGGACAATGCTGATCAATCAGTAGACATCGTTCTTGATGATCTACCATTGTCTGAAAATATCAAGAAAAAAATTCGTGCTGAGTTTGATAATATTTTAAGACTCATGCACTTTGAAGAGCGTGGACACGATATCTTTAGAACATGGTATATTGATGG